AAAATTATAATTATCAAGTAAATGTAGATCAAATTACATATGATGTAAATATTACACATCGTAATAGATGGAACGTATCACAATATGACTGGATAGAACCAGCTGTAAAAACAGATAGAGAATTATGTGAAAAGCAAAGAAGTGAAGATGCTCTGTATATGGTAACAAGATATGGAGATATTAAAATAAGTTAAAGGAGTAAATATTTATGAATGATAAACCAATATTTACGTATAATTTACCAGAAGACACCCTAAAAACATGGGATGGTCACCTGTTTAAATTAGAGAAAACTCCAGAAGGTAAATGGATTGAAGTTGATTTGGGTCCTAATAAAGTGTTACTTGGAGGATTACAAAGATTATGTGGTGCATTATATAATTTACCACCTAAAGTTAAAGTTATATCATTTGAAGAAGATTTAGTTAAAGGTGCAGTAGACGATTTTACTACATCTGTAACTGTAGATCCAAATGCTAAAGATAAAATAATGGGTTATAATGTATGCTATGACGGTTCTCAAGGAACTGATGTACTTGCATATCCTAGACATAAGAAAGGATATAACTTTGATAATTTGATTCCTTTTAGGTTAATACCAGAAGGAGATAATGATTATGAAGTATATTATCGTGACTATCTTCATAGTAGAAAAGTACTTATAGAAGATAGTAGCGGTAATGAACATCCATATATTGCATATTATACTAAGAAAATAGAAGTAGACTATGTAGTAACAACTGATGATGCTACTAATGTACCAGATAATCCTGATACTGAACTTGTAACAGACAAGGACGTTAGAGCAGTAGCTCAATTCTTAATAAATATAACAGATAAAGAACTTGTGGAATGGTTTTCTGTATTTAAAAAAGGTAAGATGGAAAGTGCTGGATTTAATGCACTTTGTACTATGATAGGAAAACCTGCAAAAATTAGACTTAATGGTAAAGACTTTGATACTATGACAGATTCTGTAGTATTTAGTAGACTTAACCATATATTAGTTCCACATGGTGTAGATGGAACTATTGCACTTAGATACAAGATGCTTCATATATAGGAGGTGACATTCACCAATGGCAGATAATGAATTACAACAAATTATAAATAAAATGATTGCCGACAATAAAGAAAGTTGGAAGAAAGAATTCTTATCTATATATCCTACATATGAAAAAAGAGTAGCAGCTCTCAAGGCTATGCTTCAAGAATATAATGATAATTGGAAAAGACAATTTGAAAGTGGAAACTTTGTTAAAAACGAGTTTCCACCAGCATGGCTTAGTAGTGAATCTAAATCTAATTTAGATAAATTTAATAAAGAGTGGCCATCTATGATGAAAGATTCTGCAAAGATTAAAACTACTCAAGTAAGCGACTTTGACGTTAGAGGTATAATTAATAAAAAATTACCTACCTTTGACGTAGAAGCGTGGAAAAAAGAACTAAAAGACGCTGCTAAATTAGGAACACATCCTACTGATAATTGGAACCAGAAATTTAAAAAAGATCTTACAACAGATAAATGGAATAATCCATCTAAATATCTTCCAGGTAAAGATTTTAGATTTACAGATTATGCAAATACTCCATCTGAAGAACTAGTTAAACAAATTAAAAAGAACTGGTTACTTGATACTTTTACTGGAAAAAATCAGTGGAATAAAGAGTTTGGTAAAGGACTTACTGACTATTATAAAAATCTTAATAGATCTGAACAAGCTGCATGGAAGAATGATATAAAAGATGCAATTGAAATGACTAAGAGGCGTGGACTTGGAGCTATCGATGATTTACTTGGACAATTAGATCCTAGAAAATACTTTGAGAACTTTAAAGAGAATATAGGAAAAGCTATTTCTGATAGTGTTATAGATATTCGTAATCAATCTATTAATCTTATAACTAATCAAGTAAATGATGTTATAGATAATTTTCAAGATACTGCATCTAGATGGATAAATGGTCGAAAAACTGAATTATTTAATGCTGGAGCTAAGATAGGCCAATCTATAATTAATAAAGCTAGGGAATCATATGGACCTATGGCTGATAAATTATCATCTATAATACCATCTGGTGCTAAAGGAATGCTTTCACCACTTACTAATATGTTTAGTCAAAACCTATCTAATATAGCAAGTGCATTAAATTTAGGTAATATATTTGGTGGATTTGCCGCAGGTTCATTGCAGGATATGCCTATGGGTAGTTCTGCTAGAGATAAACGTATAGTTAATAGAGATTACAGACTTCCAATGTATAAGACATATACCCCAGAAATGGATAAGGACTGGGATTTAAAGAATCCACTTATGATGGGAGATTCTCTTCGTAGTGTTATTAAAGTAATGGCTGAAGATAATGGATTTGTACTTGATAGACAGAAATCTGTAATTCTTAGTAGAGAATCTTTATTTATTAATAGACCTTACTTAGAATCTGAGACTTCTGGATATTATAGATCTTTTGTATTCTTTACAAGACCAAATTGTAACTTATTCAATAATTCGAGAATTATTCCAGAACTACAAGCGCATCCAGACTTCTTTGCTAGAGTATCTTCAGATCCAAATTTATATATGGAACTTTGCAGAGATGGTGCATTAAAATCAAACTGTTGGCGTTTATTATCAAACTATTGTGTAGAAGTCCCAACTATTAGACTATCTGAGTCTACACGGGAAGGTATTAAAAATATGCATGGGAAATCTACTCCGTTACCTGGAAATCCAGAAATATATGATCAAGTAGATATTTCTATTACATTTATGGATAATAATAGAGGAGATATATCTAAACTATTATATACTTTGTCAATGTATAAAGATCTTGTAGGTAAACAAGAGTGGCCTATGCGTAAAGAATATATAAAATTCCGTGGGTTAGATTATTTGATAAGTATGTGGGTAGTCGTAGTAAATGTAGACTGGGATGTAATATCACTTGGAGTTGCTAAGAATCTTATTATAAATGAACCAGTAACTCACTTTAACCAACATAAGATAGACGGATTTAATAAGAATGATCTATTAGAAAACTTTACAGCTTCATTTAAGGCTACATCATATAGACCTGATGCACCAGAATTTTATGAAGTGTTTAATAAGCTATTTGGATTTAATCCACAAAATATAGTAGATGTACAAGGCTCTAATGGTATTACTCTTATGGGTGCTAATAGACATGCACAAAATAAAGCTTTTGATGAGTCTAAGATGGTTAGAGACGAATTATTAAGAAATGATTATAGTCCAATGGGAGGTTTCCCTCTTAAAGGAACTTCTGAAATGATTGCACTTAATCCTGGTTTTTATAGATTACCACCACTAGAAAATATAGTAATAGGTAATCGTAAATTCTCTGATAGACGTCCTAGAATTAAGTTTGGGTTTAGTTGGTGATGAAATATGAATAAATTACAAATTATAGAAGATAAAAATCGTAAATGGAAACGTTTTAAATATGCAAATATCGGATGTTTAAATGATAATGTTATGTTTACATTCGAAAAAGTATATCAAATAGTTACTGAACATGTAAAAAATATTATTATACAAGCTAATCCAAGCTTTAAAGATAGGGATTTTCCATCTGAATATGTAGGAACAGATCCTGCTTCTGTTAGAATTAAGGATACTCCAAGAGAAATGCTTGATAATAGAATTCTTCCACGTATTGTATTCAATCATAGTTTTGATCCATTAGCATCCTTACGTGTAGATATACCTAATAATCAAGACTTTAATAGAGTAAATGCAGGACTCTTAGATTGTATCCTATCTGTTAAACAGAAATCTATCGAAAATACTACTAATAAGCCATATTATTATATGAGGGATGTTGATATGGTACTTATTGGTAGTCCTAGATATACTATGCATACTATTTATGTATCTGTATTAGTAAACGAAAGAATTCAAGCTCAAGAACTTGCTCAGCAATTTACATACATATTTCCACTTAATAAAACTAAACCTCTTTATATGAGTCAAGAGGTAGTAACATTAGGTAGTCAACCAGATATAAGAAAGTATACATTAGAAACTTCATTACCGGATAATTTATTAAAATTATTAAAAACTACATTTGGTATTTCTGATACTGGAACTACTGGAGATTTAGAACTTCTTAAGATATTACAAAAACATTCTGAAACAGAAGTAGATTATATAGTAGATGGTTCTAAAAGAAAACGTGCATTTGCCGTTAAATTTCCATTTATTCCAACTATAACTCCAGTAAGTATAGATTTAGGAGAACGTGAAATAAATAACCTTATGACTTATGGAGTTAAAATAGAATTCCAAGTAGACTATATAGAATATCCAGTATATTCTTTATCTGCTTCTTTTAGTAAACTTAATACTGAAAGTTATAAAAATGCGGAAACTAAAGAAACTACCGAAGATAAAATGGCTAAAATAGAGGTTCCAGTTGCAGTATTTAGTGAAAACTTATGTGATCTTACAATTGTAGATAAAATGAAGATTACATATGGTAAAGAAGATATTGTACAAAATGGAAATAGTTCTTATGGTGAAGTAAATATACTCGATATAATTCCAGATGAAAAAGTCTTTAATTATATTAGAAATATGAGAGTATGTGTAGATCCTAATGAGTATTGTAAGTTCTTTGCTATAGAATGTCAACGTGGAGAACGGAATAGATATCAAGGAGATATTCCAACAGTAGGAAATGAAAAGGATTTTATTATAGATTATGATGATTTTGTTATTAATGATGCTAAGGCAAAAGAGGGTAACAAGGTCTATGTCGCAATTTACATAAACAAAAAACATTTTACGGATTGGTGTGAAAGGAATGGATATTCTAGTCAGACTAATCTTTCAGCATATAATTAGGAGGAGTACTTATGTCTTTTTATAATTTTACAAATACAACACCAGAAATGGATGTTTTAGTGGATATAATTGGTAGACATGAAGGATTTAAAGAAAAGAAATATAAAGATACTAAGGGAATCTGGACTATTGGGTATGGATTTAATATGGAATCTAAAACTTTTCCAGATGAACTTGTTAAGAAATGGGATAAAAATGGTATTACTAAAGCAGAAGCTGATAAAATACTTAAAGAACATATAGATTCTATTATAAAAGCATTAAAGAAAATGCAACCATGGGTGTTTACTCTATCTACAGCTAGACAAGCTGCAATTATAGATTTAACATTCAATATGGGTGCTGGATGGTTTAATATGTTTACTAATACTGTTTTATTAATTAAATCAGAAAGATTTAAATCAGCTGCAACAGCTTTATTAAACTCTAGATATGCAAAACAAGTTGGACTTAGAGCCAGAGAAAATGCATATGCTATAGCAAATGATAAATATCCTGTACCATACACTGAACGTTCAATAACTGTATAGGAGGATTTTTCCTATGAATGATAAAATAAAAGATAGACGTCGTTTTAAAACGATGTTGAACTCTGAAGATAAAAAAGAAATGAACGAATTGATCGTTAATGAACTTACTAAAAATGGTATTGCAGCTGATGAAATACCATTAATGAGCCCTGCTAGTATGATATTAGCAGGGTTTAATACATTATTCGATTCAGTTAGTTCTGCAATTCAATATGTATCAAGAGAGTCAAATCTTATACATGCAGAGTACCCGTCTTCTTTATTTAATCAATTGGCACAACATACAAACGAAGTCGTTATAGCTAGGCCATCTAAAATATGGTTATTTGTTCGTATTCCAGTTGAAGATATAAAGAGATATGGTAAACATGTACAAGATAATACATGGCAAATAGAATTTGATGATATAAATACTTGTATAATAGATAATCTTATATTTATGCCAGTAATACCAAAATTCTATGTCAGAGTAACATTCTTACCAGAAAGAAAGCTTTATAGAGTATTCTATGATTATCAAGGTAA